GTCGGAGGGCAGGCGTAGCCCGAGATCATCTTGCCGTTCTCTCCTTGACCAATGAACGACATCAATCGCCCGTCGTCAATCGTGAACTTCGGGTCGTCGAACCACGCCTTGGGCGGACGTTGCGGACCTCCGGCAGCCACCATGACGTCCAGACCTTGGTCGCAGGGAATGCAATCCGATGCCGCGATCCAGTGGACGATCTGACCACCTGCAGCGAGAGCTTCGGGCATCGGAGGAACGTCGTCGGAAGTGACAGGAATGGCCTGAACCTCTCCGCCATCTCCCAGCACGATGTACGCGCCCTCGAAGGCCGGACCGAACGGGAGGATCGTGACAGCAGCCAGAGTTCCTTTGGTCAAGGTCTCGCTCATGTCCATCGGCCAGCCGTAGTCGTCGACCTCACCAACTACGACCTCAGATTCGTCCACAGTCACATCACCCGAAACCGGAAGCCTGCCCATCTGCTCGAGCAAGTCCGCGAAGTACATGCCGTCATCGTTGGCTAAGAAGTAGCCCTTGCCGACGATGATCTGCGTACTGCCTTCACCGGCGATGCGTTCGAAGGAATCGATGCGACCACACAACACGGCCGGGTCGTTCGGGTCAAAGCCCATCGGGTCGTGCGTAGAGGTCGCCATGCCCATCAAGGCGTAGGGCGCCGGGCCCCATGACAGAGCGTCAAGAGCGATTGCACGTCCGTCGCCAGTTGGTTGACCTTCGATTATTGCGACAGGGATCGTGAAGGCCGGTCCCATGTTCATCCCACCCGACATCTCGGGGGGAAGGTTCAGTTCGTCATCCCCACCAATGGGGTCGCCTTCAGCAACCGGCGCAGAGTCGTCACTCGTTACCGGGCTGACGGCATCAGCGAATGCTTCCCCACGCGAAGCCATGTCACCTTCACCGTCTCCACCCTGATTGTCAGGGCCACCGCCCGTACTCGTTCCGTCTTCAGCATTAGAAGCGAACGTCAGTTGTTCACACGTGCACTCAGGAGCCGTGCAAGCCCCGGTGTTCTCACCCGTGTCCGTGTCGTTGTGGACGCTCCCCAAGTGACCACAGCCGTCCGTCGCACAAATCGCATCGGGGTCGACGTTGCCCATCTCGTCGACAGGGTTGACGTTCGGAGTCTCAGTATCCTCGGGGGCGAGCGCAAGCTTCGAATTCTTCGCGGTCTTGTCCGTGACGTCGGTCGATTCGGTCGGCGGGACTTCGGCAGGCTTCGCGTCAGTCTCACCCTTGGCGTCGGCGTCCTGCGCAGTCTTTAATCCCGCGAGGGCCGTCTCGAGTTGCGTGATCGCGTCGTTCACCTTGGCGTCGTTGGGGTCAGTGTTCTCGTCGGGGTCTTTCGCCTGCGTGGCCTTCACGTCAGTGAGCGCCGCCTCGAGTGTGGCGATCTTGGTTGCTAGTTCGGTGTCAACCTCATCGGAGGTCGGCGCGGTCGCGTCGACGGGCGCAGCAACCGGCTTCGCTGGTACTGGCGCGACAGGCGCAGCGAACTTCATTGAAGCGAATGACGAAATGATTTCGCCGCGAGACTTTGGTTCCGACAATTTACGCATCGCTCTCCTTGACGCACTTGCGAAAAAGCGTACTGCCTCAAGAAGTCAAAGTGTCGGAACTAGTTTTGTGTTACAAAATCAGAAGAAGAAAGTTCCCGGACATCGCGCTGCGTCGCCAGCCCATTGCACGCCAAAACGACCGTTGCGTTTGAAGTACCACACGAAGACTGCGCTCTGTTCGTCGCCCGTTGCCCTGTTCGCGTCCCACTGGATACGTGGAGGGAAATGCAACGCGACCGCCGCTGAGTGCCACGTGCTGGAGATGAACTGATACCAACCCGCCCCCGTGCCGTAGGCGTCGCCGTCGATTCGATGATTCTTCGACTCGTAGAACCGAATGCACGCCGCCGCCAGTTGATCAATGCGAGGCAAGAGCCGGGTCGGGTCAGTCGCGTCGGGGTAGCGAACGCCGGGGCCACTCGTGCGGTACAACGCGGGCACGGCTATCAGATGCGGTCTCTGGGAAGCACCCGCACTCGTCGGTGAGAGCATTGAGGACAGGACAAAAGTAAGCGGTAAGAGAAGGCGAAGGAACTTCATTGGACTCCGATGAACGAGGGTTAGGCACCTGCGTTAAGCGTGTTGGTCACGGTTTGCCTCACCCCCCTTCGGAATCGGGTTGTATTCATCATGAAACTTGTCGTGAAGTTCTATGTCCCAAACGACACACCTGCAACTGATGCAGTAGGGGATAAAACTCACGTTATTGTCGATGAGTTCATAACGCCCACTCATCCAAGCCCCATACTCGTTCGCAGTCGTCTCACGACTTCCGCAAAATTCTCGTCAATGATCTTCTGCATCGTCTCGACAACTGAACCTTCGTGGAACTTGTCGTGCAGTCTTTGATCGATGACATTGCAACCACAGTCGTTGCACATAGTGCGCGCGTTCTCACCGCTGAACAGATGCTCGTAACGCGTCGTCATTCGCCCACCACCCCATGCTTGCCCTTCTCACCAGGCTTGAGTGCGAAGAATGAACCAGTCTGACGATATTCGCGGTCTATCCGCGCTATGTCCTTGCGAAAGTTTCGTGAAGATTCGGATTCGTCGTGGAGAACCTTCACCCCGTGAATCGGATACCTCGGGTCGTAGGCCGGCTTGGTCATCTGGTGGTTGCGTCGAAGTCTCATCATGATTCCTTTCCCTTGTGTACCCCAAGCATACACTGGAAGACCGCTACGAGCCGGAATCCGCTGAATCATTGGGCATCGCCCAGTTGGCTTGACAATCGCAAATGCAGCCAAAATGGTCTCCGGCCAGGTAATACGCTACCGGTGGCCAGTCATTAGGGTTAGCCAAAACAGGATCAGTGAACGAATTGAACTCAACACCATCGAGTTCGAGGTGGGGCTCAAATACTTTAAGCGATGGCCCATGGATCCAGGTATACGACGACGTCGAAGCTCCCGCACTCTGTAACAGATTGCTGATCGTCGCACCCGACGCAACTCCACCGACACCGATTGTGTTCGGCAATGCTGGGACTGTCGCGCCAGTGTCGAGAACAACGTTCATGAAGTCTGCCTTAGTAGCGCCACCAGCCACACCCACCGCGCAACGAATCACACCCGTTGGCACCAGCGTGTCGGGGTTCAGCGCTTCAAGTGCCGCGTCGTCGGTCATGTTCGGGTCGGGGTTGTAGGCCAAGTGCTGGGCGATCTCGTCCATTGAATCCTTCAAGACCTGCCAGCCCTTGTCGATTCCCTCGCTCAACGCTATTGCAGCAGTGGCGTACGCTTCGTCCTCGTCTTGACCTGACAACTGCGCTGCCGTGGCGACTGCTTGGCGTTGGGCCAGTCCGGTCCACGACCTGAACTGCTCTTCCAGTGAGGCCCAGTCGTTCGTGACGTAACTCGCTGCCACGAGCGGGTCGATGTCGTTGCTCAGTCGAAGTGCCACGAACTCACTTCGAGTCGTCGCGATCTTGGTCTTGAGTTCCTTGTCCTTGGCGACAGACTGGCGAACACGGTGCGCCGCTTTGTTGAGTTGCGTTCTCATCTCCGCGTTCGCCGCGACTTGCAAACGAGCGCGAAGGTCGACGTCGATCTGGGTGAGTTTGCGTGACAACTGAAGTTCGCGGTCGGTCGGTCCGGTTCGCTCGACAACCGAAGCGGTCAACTGCAACTTGGGTTGTGAGAACACGTCAATCCCTCTGCGTGCGAGTTCCATCTTCACCACTCGAATCACCATGAGTCGGTGTTCGTCGTCGATGTATCCCGATGACAGGAGACTCCCGTTCTCGTTGCCCGGGAGTGGATTTGTAACCGTGGCCGTAGTGGGTTCTGGAACCACCGTTGTCGCTTGGGTTGTTGAGGTATCCGTTGGACCGGCTGGTAGCGCAGGCGTCTCCAACGGCACGTCCACGCCACCACCAGGACCGCCCTTGAGTCCGGGGATGATGCCAGGTCCAGGGATGGCCGGGAACGTGAGTTCGGGGTCCAACTGATGCAGCAGAGCGATGAGCGCGTTGACCGGCCAGGTCCTGGTGTCCGAGATGAGTCGGATCTCGATCTCTTCGGCGCTCGGCGCGTCGGAGTCCTTGAAGCCGAGGTACTTGCGAAGCGCAGCAGCAGAGATG